TGTCAGGGTGCATAGGATGAGCTAGTCCTATGTCTTCATTTCCGTTGAGTGTTGTTTCAACATCAATAGCTACAAATGAGGGTATGGTCATGGTTTACTCAAATCTTGCTCTAATTGGATCAATGGTTACAAGATACTGCCCGTGCCGTTGTGATTCCATGTGCTTTGATCCTCCACCTGGAAGCTTGTTCTTAGGAACATTGATTGTGCGTATCATTTCTTCTTCTGGTGTCTTTGGGTCTTTGTACTTGCCTAGTGTGATCACAGCATCAGCTTCACCTGGTTTGTCAGTCTTAGAACCACGGAGAGCATCTAAACCAATAAACGGAGGATCTTTCATATCCACTGCTGTTGCGCTTAACTGTGAAGCAGCAATAACTGGGCCATAGGTTCTTGCAAGTTCCCGTGCCCATTTGTAGATCTTGCCAAGCTTGATGTCCTCACGCTCATCAGATTTGTTAAAGCCATCCACTTTGTCTAGTTGGTCAAACACAATCAAACCTGGGTTGATCTCTCGAAACAATGTTTCTAAGTCACGAATGTGGTTCATGTCTTTAGTAACACGTATCTTGTCTTTATTTCCACCCATCAATGTTGTATAGGCTTCCATTGCTGATTTAGAGCAAGCAATAATTACTTTAGATTCTTGACCAAGAGCAGCTTGAACAATCCTAAAGAACACAACAGAAGACTCTTCTTCGTTGTTGACCCATACAACAGGTCTGTCTATGGGTAGTTGTTGTGCTAGGTAGCTTACTTCGCTTGCTAGAAACGTTGTCTTGCCTACTTCTACTCGTGCAGCAACAATAATAAAGTTACCAATACGTAAAGGACCCAAACTTCGATTAAGAGCCTCCAAACGCCACTCGTATCCTGAGCTAGTAATCCGATCAGCAATAGCACTAAGGTCAGCCGAGACAAACAACTCATCTTTTTCAATGTATCTCTCCACATCTTTTAATGCGTTGGTTGCTAGGATATGTACATGCTCAAGATCACTAGAACCTTCTTTAACTTTTTCACACTCTTCCATAATCAATGCCAAATAATCTAACTCAATAAGAGTTTTGATCACTTCTTCGTGTGCATGATGTGGCTCAAAGTCTTTTGCTTTTGTCAGGGTCATTCGCAGCTTGACAATAGAATCATCAGTTAGTCGCTTGCTTTGATCTGCTATCAAATATGCAGTGAAAGAAGACCAATTGAAAGTTGTAACACCTGGAAACGTCTTGTAGTATTTATCCATACCATCAAGAATGATATTAGTTTCTTTGGTCACTACATGCGGTTTGATGTACCGCCTGTATTTCATCAAGCTCTCTTTGCTTTTAGCGCAAAGGTAGAGAACGTCATAATCCATCTATGTCCTTTAGGTAAGTATGCTGTTCAGTTCTTCTGGTTTGCATTGTTTAGGTTCTTTGTCCATGCCTAGCAAGACAAGCTTTGTTTTTGATGGAAGAAAATGGTTTAGCTTCTTGTATGCTTTTGTTGCTCCTTCTATACCAGCCTCATCAGGATCAAGCCAAATAACTACATACTCAAATTCGAGTTCATCTATTTGTCTTAGTGTTTTATCCGAGACTATTGTTCTTAGTAACGCTACAGAGCTAAAGCCTGTGTCATTGTGAACTCTGTAAGCACTGAGGTAGTCTTCAGTTATGACTAGCGTTTTGCTGCTTTTGTGAAACCAACTTGCATCTCCCCTGGAGTTGCTGTCGGTGTAGTGTGTTATGTATTTTGGTGTAGCGTTAGGCGCTACATTTCTAACTTGCCAGCCTATCGGCTGTTGTTCTGGGTTATGCAGTGTAAGAGCTACCTTGTGTCGCTCTCCTGCTACGCCACTAAACACTTTGTCAGATGTGTTGCAGTAATATTTGTGCAGCCACAACTTACCTTCAACCGCAAGAGAAGCAAGTACAGGTTTCTCATTGCTATTAGCTGTGCTAGATTCTTTTTTGTTGATCCATGTAGACAACCTGCCACTTCCATCTGAAACAAACCCAGACTCGTTGCAATGGTGGCAATAGGCTACTAATCCTGTTTCTGTACGTTTGATGTACAGCCTACGCTTGATGTCTTCACCTGCTTCGCAGCCAATGTGATTAACATGGATTTGATCTCCTGTTGCAGATGGAGCATTAGCTAAGATTAGTTTGCGATCAATCATGTTGTTTTTAAAGCCCAAAATATATAGCCCTCCTAGAAAGGCTATGTGGTTTTGTAGTTTTGGTTTATGCGTCTTTGCCGTAGACCTTGCTAAACAACTCGTCAGCAACTTTGCGTTGTGTGTCGTTAAGCTTGTTAAGGTATACCAATGTAAAAGCCTTCTTCAAAGAACACCCTGAAGAAACCTTTCTACAAATACTAAACAAAGAACGTGGAGAAACAGTCAGATTGAACTGACTAGCTTTGTAGCCTTGACGAATCAAGTTAGCCAACTTTATAAGCTCTTTAGCTGACTTTGAAGTCACAGTATCAGGAAACTTATTTCTAAGCATCCTTTCTTCAACTGAGGGGTGTAGGTAGTCCACATACACTGCTGTGCCAAAACGATCAAGAGTTGCTGAGTTTTGGACATTAGTACCTGCATGAGCACCTGTGTCATCACCTTGGCCTTGTGTGTTGCCAATAGCTACAATTCTGAAATGCTCGTGGGGCACGATTTGCTTGTCTTTGGTACTACCAGGCATCTCTTTCAAGAAAAGCTTGCCATCGTCCTCTAAGAGCCATTGCAGACCCATAGAAATCTCTGGAGGAGTTACATCCCATTCGTCCCAAGCAAACACAGCACCATATTTAACAGCATCTGTTACAACACCATCAACCCAAATTGTTGATGCGTCCTTGGCTGTCAATTGACCAAAGATCATAGAAGAATCCATGTCACCTGTACAATTTACACGGATAAAAGGACGACAAGTAAGAGCACAAAGTTGTTCAATAGTAGTTGATTTGCCAGCACCTGTTGGACCATAGCAAAGAACTTTCTCGTTAAGTTCCCAAGCCATCAGAATGTTGCTTGCAATCTCTTTGTCAAGAACATAGTGCTCATTGATCATAGGAACAAATGAAGCAATTCGCTCATCCCAATCGTAGTCATGGAATGTTGTAACACCAAAATCATCATCAGTTGGAATTGATGAGTCATTGATCAGCTTAGACAACCAAACTTGATTTGGTCCCAAAGCTTTTTTGCCGACAGCACTTGTTGCTACTGCTGGAGGAGTACTCCCAGCCATCTTGTCGAGCATGTCTACATCACTAATAAGCTTTTCAGCTTCTTTGATCAGCACTTCAGACTTCTTGCGTTTGTCCAATGCTTCTTTAAGAGCTTTGGTAACAAGATCTTCAATTTTTTCACTAGCTGCCATTGACAATCTTCCTTTCTATTAACTCAATCAACTTACTTGGGATTTCTTCTGGTTTACTAACCACACTGTGTGCTTTGTAGTAATACTGTACTGAGTCGCTACACAAACCTAGACCATAGATGTCTACAGACTTGGAAGCTTCTATCTCTTCAATTACTTTGTGTGTGAACTCTCCTATGCCCATACAAGATTTACTTGCAGCAGGACTGCCATCAGACATAACTATTAACAGCTTTTTTCTTTCTTTGCGCTTAGCCAAACGATCATAAGCCCAAAGAATGTTTTCACCATCAGGATTACCACTCATGTGGTTACTACTATGTGCAAAATATTCACGCAAAGAATCTGAACTTACTTTTAAATCAGAAAAACTTTTGTAAATATACATGATTGGTTTTATTCCACCAAAGGTACTAGAATAACCATCAGTAAAACCAATGATTTCTAGAGGAATGTTTAGCGTGGAACAAACTTCATTGACTAACAGTGTTGAAGCTAAAGCGTTGAATACTTTTTGACCACCCATTGATCCAGACATATCAACTAAAACAGTGATTGCAGCATCAAGCAACTTGTTTTCAATTTTGTTCTTAAAAACACGCTCATTGAAACCTGGAGCATTGAAACAGATGCGAGATAATCTAGATTGATCTAGCTTACCTTTCTTTGTTCCATATTGCGTTTGTACTTTAGCTCTGATTTGAATTAGTCTACGAACTTGTTGTGCAAAGTTTTCTTGGGAAATAAGTTTAGAACCAACCTGCTCTTCATATCCCTCAAGAAATCTTTTTGCAGGTTGAAAGTATTTTTCATCTCCAATATTTTTAGGATAGTTGACAACAACGAATTCGTTGTAGTCAGTCATATCCCAGTCGCCATCACATTTGACAGGATCAAAATTGATTCCTACTTTGCCCATCTCTTCACCGTGTTCAGGCATTGTTAAAGACATTGCAGCTAAATCTTCTTCAGTAAGTTCAACCTTGATGATCTTGTATTCATCTTCTTTTGTTTTAGTTTCTCCCTCATCTTCTGAAGATTCTTTAGACACATCTCCACTAACTTTTGTTTCTTTTGGTAAATCTTTTTTAACTTCTTCGGGTTCTCTAAGTTCTTCTTTGCACTTTTCATCCAACTCATTCAAGATGTCAACTGCTAAATCATAAGTAGCTCTTGTGCCTACTTCTTTATCTAGTATCGAACAACAAGCTACAAGACGGTCAGTGTAGTTATTAAGAACATTAAAAATCTTTTTGTTGGGAGTCACTTTGCTTGCAATAAGCTCTATCATTGGAAAGTGACTTGCTGATACAGCAGCATCCCAACAAATAAGAGCCTTGGTTATTTTTGAGATTGTTTTAGCATCATGTTTAGATTTAGCCAAAATCTTTTGTACCAAAACAGATGAACACTCGTCCCAGTTTTCTCTGAAGCCAAGATATTGCTTAGCTTCGATATTGTTAACTCTGGAATCTTCCAAGAAGTTCCAAACAAACATCAACAGACCTTTGGGATTGATTTTCTTGTCTTTTAGAACATCAAACGAACTGTAAAGATCATGTGCAACCTCATGGTCAACAGACGCTTGTAGTTGTTTGAGTTCTAAATCTGTGGTGTGGTAGGTAATCCTAGGCAGATAGATAGTCTTACCATCATGCCTAGGCTCATTCCTATCCTCAAATGCTATAGCAAGGTTGGCTCTGCCAGCACTTGCCCTAACATACTTCATTACCTCAATGCTTTTAGTCAGCATTCAAAGCCCTTTCAGAAATTTAAGTACTTCACTATGAACACCCTTTGCATCAATGTGTTCTGGAACTTCAGCTAGAAGCTTACAGATTTTGTTCACATAAGCATCTGGTGTAACATCTTCTTTTGTTTCAGTCTTCATCTCCTTGATTTTGTTTTGGAGATAAGTCTTGCCATAGAACCCACCATTGTCATCAACCAAACCAAGGCTGAGCTTCATAGCAGAGTGGATGACAGACTTAGCAGAACGCCAGGGTCCAGGCATAGAACCAATCTCAAATTCTTTTTTGATCTGACGCTCAGTCTCCCGTACTTCCTTGGCAAAAGTCTCAATAGAACTATGCGTAAAAGCAACTTGAATCATCTTCTCAAACGTACTCGTAGCAGAAGTTTCTGAAACCAAGGCTTCAGTAGCTGCTGCGTACAAAGTGGACATCATTGCATCCATATTGATCTCCAGTTACGGCAATATTGCCTCCACAGTACTTTTTATGAAAGCACTGTAGAAGAGTACTGTTAGCTCATACGTTCTACAAGATACCCCTCTTCTTTGTAAACCAACGCTTCAACAGCGGGTA